CAGGTGTACCTGATTGGTTACGCCCTCAAGTAGAAGCAGCAACACAAGCAGCAACTGATTTATATGATGTTGGGGGTATGTCTCATGTTGAAGGTTTAACACCTGAACAACTTGATGCATATAGAAGAAAGTTAACACTTGGTCAACAAGGTGGTATGTTAGATCAGCTTGGTGCTGACTCTTATGGAGCTGCAGGAGCTTATAGAGATGCAGCAGCTGGTACAGGTCTATTTGGAAGTGATGCACTTGGTAAGCAAGCACAAGCCTTAGAAGATGAAATAGGTTCAGCACAGATGGCTCAGTTAGGTCAGCTACAAGGTCAAGCATCGATGGGTGGATCTTTAGGTGGAGCAAGATCTCAAGCTATGAATGCTGCAGCTTTATCTAAGACTGCAGGTGAGATGGCAGCTTCTGAGTTAGCTAACAGACGTAACGCTGCTTTACAAGGAGCGCAAGGTGTTATAGGATCTGGTAGTACTATTGGTCAACAAATGGGTCAAGGTATTGCAGCAACAGAAGGTGTAGGATCTGCTATACAACAACAGAATCAAAACCAAGCTGATGCTGGATATCAAGGACTACAAAGACTCTTTGGTCTTTATGGAATGCCAGCAGTCGGATCTAAAACAGAACAAGTTTCATCTGGAGGTGGTAAATAATGGCTGGTATATTACAAGGTGCAGGAGGATCTGCAGGAAACCTAGAAGAAGATGAAAGGCTAAAAGGTATTTTGTCACAGTATGGTGGTGGTGAAGCTTATAAAAATCTAGTAGAAGGTGGTTCAGGTGGTAACGCATCTGCAGCTTTAGCTACATATTTAACTAACCCTCTTTTAAATGTAGAAACCTCTTATGATACAGAGTACACTCCTTATAAACCAGATCCTATAAAAGTTGATGGTGATAAAGAAAGTGGATCTTCTGAAGGTGATGAAGAATATGATGATCTCTTAACCCCTTCAGGAACTCCTATGCCCGGTCATCCTGACTACGAAGCTTATATGATAGCTGGTGGTGAAGGTGATCCAGATAGTCAAGCATCAGATGGTATGACTAGTGCTTATACATCTATTACTGATATGTTTGATGGTGGAGGTCCGGGGAAATCAGGTATTAAGTTTGAAGGTGGACTATTATCAAACTTTTTAAATGAGTCAGGAGCTAAACCATTAGGATATAAAGAGTCTGCTTTAAAGAATTTTGAAAAGAAAGGAACTAAAAATTATTCTAAGTTAGCTAAAGAGTATGCTGCTAAGAAAATGAAAGAAAAAAATAAAGCAAAAACAAAAGAGATTCAAAAACAAATAGAAAGTGCTATGGAGTCTGGTGGTGATTTTGGTGGTCAATTTGGTGGTGACGTTCCTGAATATACTGGAGGTTATGGTGGAGTTTCTGGTATGGGCGGTGGAGCTGCAGGAGACTATGGTAGTGTAGGTGAAGCAGGACGAGGAGGTTCTAACTACTCATACTATGGATCTGGTGGCGATGTAGAGTACAAACGTCTTGGAGGTGTCGCTGATCCCTATGGGATGACCTATAAGAGACTAAAAATAGCTATGCCTAAAAAGTATGGACCATTACGTACAAGTAAAATACAAACTAAAAGAGGTGGTAGTGGAGTACTAGGTCAAGCTGGTAAGATGGCTACTGGAATGGCTTTAAAAAGCCTACTAGGACCATTAGGTGCTTTGTTTGCTAGTCAAGGTGGACCAGTAGGTAATCCAAAATATATGGGTCATGGTGGACCTTTAGGTGAAAAACCTATGACAAAGTTAGAAATGGCAAATGATATGCATAATCATAAGAAAAATATTATGACACTGAAAACACTTGCAGACCAAGGTTTAAAAACAGAAGCTCATAAGATTAAGTCAAGAAGTAAAATTCTATAAAGGAGAGTTCATATGAAAAATCACCCCGGAAAACCTATAGGTTCAGATGTTGTACCTGCTTGGTTAACCCCCGGAGAATTCGTTATGAATGCTGAAGCTGCTAAGATGTATGCACCTCAGATACAAGCTATGAATGATCACGGTAGAGCTTTACAAGTTGCACAAGGGGGTACAATACCTAAAGGATCGGATATACCTATACCAACTATCCCTAACCCCAGTGCAAACTATGGAGAAGGTGGTGGTGTAAACTTTGCATTGTCTCCTGAAGAAATAGAAAATATGAAAATAATAGCGTTAGGTGAAGCGCGAGGTGAGGATGAATTAGGTCAAGCAGCTGTATTATGGACTATGCTTAATAGAGGTGAACGATTTAATAAAAAACAAACTGAATGGAAAGTTGCAGACTTTGAAACTCTTAAAAATGAAAAGTCACTTAGTGATTATAAAAAAGAAGATATAGATAAAGTTAGTTCTATTCTAGATAATATACTTGAAGGTAAAGTAAAAGATCCTACAGGTGGAGCTACTCATTACTATGCTAACAAAGGTCCAAATAAGGTAGAAAAAATACCTGATTGGGCAGATCCTAGTGAGCAAGATAATGAAATTATGAGGTATGATGGATTAGGAGATGGTATACAGATAGGTAATCATTTCTTTACAGGAGATATAGGTAAAGACTATGACCCTTCAGTTTCTCTTAAACCTCCTTCTACTGCAATGGTACTGGGGGTTGCCGATGAAGGGGTTAACCCTGATGACTTTCTTGATCTCGTCAATGCCATTCGTGATGATACTGTGCCACGTATTGAATCTGTAGAAACATCTGAGTATCCTGACTATAGGATGGGTGATTCAAAAAAAGAACAGTATGATCCAAGATATCTATTACAAGAGGAAGATGAAATGAATAACAATTATAGCAAAGGTGGCAAGGTAAGCTACTTAGGTAGTGGTAGTACCTTTAGCTCATGGTTATCAAGTATATTTGGTGGTCTTGTAGATGAGGAAGCTGAAGAAGCATTTGATCAATACTATATAGACTCAAGTGTTCCGGAAAGTTCTTACTATGATCCTAGATCTTTACTACAACCTCCACCAAGTAATAAAGACTTTAGAAAATCAGAAGAAGGTTATGGAATACCACCTGCAGTTTATTCAGAGATGGACCCTAATGATATCAGAGCATTCACTAAGAAAGCTAAAGAAGATTTTAGGAAAGAAGAAGAAAGCTTTGGAGTACCCGAAACACCTCAAGATATTATGGATTCTGATGAACTATATAAATTTAAACTAGAACCACCTGCTAGAAATCTTACTTCAAATGAAATGTTTAGAGAAAGAGAAAAAGGTTTTGGGATACCCCCATCACTTGAAGTAGGTATGGACCCTGATGAATTTAATAAAACTACTTTTGGTCCTAATACACCTTATGTTAGTGATAAAGCTAATATGGATTTTAGAAAAGCAGAAGAAGGTTATGGGATACCTCCATCACTTGAAGCAGCTATGGACCCTGATCAATTCAATAGAACTTTTAGTGAGATAGATGGAAGAGGGTATCAACAGTACGCAGACTCTAGAATACCTAGTCCAAATGAAATGTTTAGGGATAAAGAAAAAGGTTTTGGAATACCTCCATCATTTGAAGGTAAAATAGACCCTGATCAGCTTATGCAATTCACTGATACTATACCTAATCTGTACAAAGATTATGCAGACTCTAGAACTGCTACTCCAAGAGATATGGCTCAAAAATTTAAAGACCCTAGAGATCCTGATTTTGAACCAAGAAGAGGTTTAAATTTAGAAGAAGGATCAGAAGAAATACGTGATAGAATAGGTGAGCCAAAAGCTGAAGAAAAGTATTTATCTTTTGTTAATAGTATTGGTGATGATGGTTTAATAAATAAAATAAGTAAAATATTAACATTAGAAAAAGATGATTTTTCAGAGGTTGATAAAAAAGCAGATCAATTTCTTAATAAACCTTTTAAAGAATGGTGGAGTAAATTTAAACCAGAGTTTACTGCTGAGTTTAAAAATAAATTTAATAAACCATTATTAGAAGATGGAACTTTTACTAATAATATTCAAAGAATAGAGAATATAAATGCTGAAAAACAAGCTCAAATAAATGCAGGTAATTTAAGTGTAGCTGAAACTAAAAAACTTCAAAGAGAAATATTTCTTAACAATGTAGAAAAAGCTAACATTGGAACTAGAATAGATAATACAAAATCTTATATAGATAAAAAATCTATGGAAAGAGTGAATGAGTTAGTTGAAGAAAGAAAACGTGCAGGATCTAATCCTAATCTTTTAGAAGCAATGGATAGAGAAATAAAACTATTAAGTGATTCTGTTGATACCATTCAAGCTAACTCAAATATACAAAGTACTGATGATGCTACTACAGTTAAAGAGAAATTAGATAAAACTGATGCACAATCTGTTGCAGAGTCAACAGCAAATGCTAATGCTTTAGCTCTTAGTGAAGCCACTGGTACACATTTAGGTGCAGATTTAAGTACAGAAGAACTCTTTAACTATAGGAAAGACCTAGAGGAGAAAAAGAATAAAGCGTTACAAATTGATAAAGATGATATACCTAAAACTTTTGTAGAAGAAGGTGTGTCAGCTTTAAAAGATGCTTGGGGTGAACTGTTTGATCCTAAATCTTTAGCAAGAGCTGCTATATTATATTGTGCTGGTAGACTTTGTGGTATGTCAGGTAATCAAGCATTATCTTTCTCTGGTCAAGTGTACTTAACAGACATTGCTAATACTGCTACTAAAGAAAAGTTAACAACTCATGTTAATAAACTTAGAGAACTTGGTCAACATACTGAATCGTCTTTACAACTTTATAATTTTACTGGTAAAACATCTGACTTAGTATTAAAATCAGCAGGTCAACCTATACCAACTGATAAGACTTCAGTTCAATACATTACTCCAGCAGCACAAAAGAAATTTAAATTACCTCCAAAGGTAACTCTTAGAGGTTATAAAATAAAAGGTACTGGAGAGACAGGTTTTATGTTAAATGGTAGAATATTTGATATAACTAATCCAAATATATTTGTTCAAGATAAAAGTACAGTTTATAATTCTCCTGAGTGGAAAGAAAAGTCTGAAAACAATAGGGAAATATTTCAAGATCGTATTCAAGCATTCTTTGATTTACCTATATATACAGAAATAAAGAAGAATCAAAAGAATAAAGATACTAAAGCAATAGAATCTATATTTAAACAAATAAACTCAGGTACTGCTTCAGGTCAGTTAAATGCATATGCTAATAAACATGGATTAGATATTGATACTACGATGGCTATTGCTAGATTAGCTTTAGCTAACGCAGCAGCAGATAGTAATAGAGCAAATACACAAAATATATTTGGACCTAATAGTTCTTTCATGGACTCAGCATTTGCTCAAGTTAATGTTGGTGTAACTGATGCATTTAAAATATCAGAAGGTAAGAATGGTAAAGATCCTGTGTATGATGATCCTAATAATATAAAAGTAGTTTTAACTGAGTTAAGAGAACTTAAAAAGCCAGATGGTACTAGTTTATTTAAAGAAAATATGGGTAAGGATCTTGTTGAATTCTCAACAAAAGTAGTATCTGCTTTAAAAGAAGACACTAGTGCTGCAGTAACATGGCCTATGTGGAGTAATAGCTTTAGACTTGGGAAAGGACCATTTAAAAGTGTAAATGATAAGTACAATATAGATGAAGAATCTCGTAACAATGGACTTACACCTGAAAAAGCTAAGACAGTAGAGTTATTCCATGCCGATTTAAAGAAACATCCACTTAATGTAGGTAGAGGTATGAGTGAATATTTAAAATTCTTACTATGGAAAATAGAAGAAGCAAAAATATTTGCAGAATTAAGTAACTAATATTATATAAGGAGATCAAAATGGAATGGATTAACAAAATCAATTCAATGTCAAACCCTTTATTGGGGAATCCATTAAGTGATGATGAAGAAGAATCCATTATAACATCTGCACCTTATTGGGTAGATGGTGATACTATAGAGAAAGATGGTATTAGATACAGACTAGCAGGATTTGATACCCCTGAAATACAAAAGGTTATTATGGAAGGGGATCAAGCTGGAACTTACAAAACTGGAACACCGGGAGGAATGGCTGCTGTAGATATAATGTCTAACTTAGCAAATAAACTAGGGTACACTAACATTATGCCTGTGGTAGGTGCTAATGGTAAACCAGCAAAAGATGTGTATGGACGTACTCTTGCTAACTTAACTAATGATGCAGGTGAATCTTTTAGAGATAAAGTTATACGAGGTGGTCTATTAAAAATTGGATCATATGCTCCAACTTTAGATAATGTTAAATCAACTTTAGGTCAAATAGATAGACTAGCAAACCCTGATAAACCTAAAGATGAATTTGATCAAGCTAGAGCTGATATATTAGAAGCTGAGTTAAAAGATGGTAAGTATTCTTTAGGGTTAAGAAGGGTAGCTCATAATGAAGCAGAGCTTGCTGCAGCTAATCAATATGGATTTGGTAATTACTATCAACAATCTGAAGTAAATGTAAGATCACGAGACAGAACTTTAGACAATCAATCTTTAAGTCCTTTAAGTGACTCATTTGATCAAGGTTGGTATGGAGTTATGGAAGGTGGAGCTGGTTTCTTTGAAGCTATAGGTAAAGCTGTAGATTCAGAAACAATGGCTGATATAGGATCTGACGGTGTTGAAAGATATCGAGCTAAATTAAATAGTTATGGAACTACGCTTACAGACTTTAGAGATGTTGATGGTATCTTATCAGGTATTAGATGGCTAACTAACAATGCTGCTATATCAATTCCATATATGGCAGCTACAGTAGGTGGTATAGTTATAGGTAATATTGCAACTCCTGTATTAGGAGTAGCTGGTGGTACTGCTTTAGGATTATCTGCACCTGCTGCTATCTTTGCTGGTAATACTTATAATGAGATGGAAGGTAATAAAAGTACAACTGCTGCTTTAACATCTGGAGTAATACAAGCAACATTAGATCGAGCAGGTTTAAAATATATCTTTAGAGCAGGTGTACCACCAAAAGAGTTACTTGAAGAAGCAACTGAAGCTTTAATTAAAAAACAAGATCCAAATATTCCAATGGCAGTTAGAAGACAAATAGCTGAAGGTCAGCTTGCTGGTGCAGCTAAAAGAGAAATGGCTAATTTTGTTACTGATGCTTCAAGAATAGCTAAGAAACAATTACGTGCTAAACAACTATTTAAATCTTATGGTATGAGATTGACAGCTGGTGGAGGTGGTGAAGCTTTAACTGAAACAGGTCAAGAAGTTGCCAACTATATAGCTGCAAGTAAATACTCTGATAAACCTTTTGATATGGACGAGCTAAATAGTAGGATGATACAAGCTGCAGTTACAGGTGGTGCTTTAGGTGCAGCCTTTGCTGTACCCAGTGCTGTATCTAATCATGTTTCATGGCAGGATATAAGATTTGGTAGATCAGCTTCAGATGGTACTGAAGTAGGATGGGAAGCAAACTTTGCTGAGAAGTATAAAAAGAAATATGGTGTAGAAACTTTACCAACTAATGAAGAGAATGCATCATTTGCTGATGAGAATGTTAAACCTATTCTTAAGAAAATTGAAGATAGAACTAAAGAAATAGTTGCTAGTAGTCAAAAGAAATCTCAAGGTGTTTTAGTAAATCGTAATCCAAAAACAGGTAGGTTTGAAAAGATACCTGATGTTACTAGAGATGATCAAGGTATTGATATAGACTTATCTTCACCTAGTAGTACAATAGCCTATGCTGAAGCTTATGAGATGGCAAGAAAAGAACTTGGGTTTGAAAGTATAGACTCTAGGTCTGACTCTTATGAAGGTGTTCTTCAAGATATGGGAGGAGTTAATAGAACTGCAGAAGCTATAAAACTATATCCTAAACTTTTTAGAAGTTCAAGTAATGGGATATACACTAAAGAACTAAAAGAAAATGGATCTGATCCTCTTGTTGAATTAGATGGTATAACAGGAGGTGGAACTAGTAAAGTATTTAGTGGTTCTTCTTTTGAATCAGAAAAGATACAACAAGCTCAGAAAATCTTAGGGATAACTATTACTCCTGCAGAGTATTATCTTATCATGATGAAGAATGAAAAGAGAACTCAAAGAAATATGAATAAAGCTAGTGATGAGTTAGGTAAAGTTTGGAAGAATGCTATTGATAAAGATGGTAATTTTAATCCAGATTTAATTCCAGACTCAACACCAAACAAAGACTTTCTTGTTGAAGTAATAAGAAGAATGAATCTTGCTACAGACAAAAGTCTTGAGAATCAAAATGAACAGGCTAAGAAAGATAATACAGTTGAGGGTGTTTTAGATAAAAACTTTGAACCTATAAAAAGAGAAAAGAACTATATGTTAAAGTTTAAAGTATTAGACCCACGTATAGTTAAGAAAAGAATGAAAGAATTCTTAAACGCTCTTACTAAAAATGGTATTAGTGAAGCTAGAGCAAATGAATTATATGATGCTATAGTTAATAAAGGTGTTGTAGATCTTGATGAAGCTTTCTCTATAACTGAGGGTGAAATTAGTCCGGGTTATAAAAGAAAAAGAACTTTAAGGATGTCTGAGAAAGAAGAGTTTCAACCTTTCTTAGAGCAAAACATATTTAAAAACATGGAGTCGTATGCTAAAAGTCAAGCTAGATATATGGCTCATGCAAAGTTTATAGGTAAAGATGGTAGAATAGTATCTCAAAAGTTAAATGAAATAGAACAAGAATTAGTTAAAACTTATGGTAAAAAGAAAGCTAAATTAGAAACTGATAAATTAGCTTTTCAAATACGAGCTGTTTTAAATGCAGAGTCTGGTAACTATAAACGAGCTAAGACTAAAGAAGGTAAGAAGATAGAGTCTGTTACAAGAAGCTATTTATTATTTACAACATTAGCTGGTTTGTCTTTGTCAACTCTTTCTTCTTTTGTAGAGCTTGCTTTAACAGGTAGATCATTTAGAGCTGATCAAATTGATAGGATATTAAAGACTCAAGGAGAAGAGCTTGCTACTTTATTAAAGAGAGGTATGGGAGAGATAGCTAATGTTGCTAACAAAGCGACAGGAGCTACACCACATCTTGAAACATCTTTATATTTAACTAATGGTCAACGTATTATAAACTTATTAGGATATGGTGATTACTCTTTAGGTGCTGCAACAACAACAGGTGTAACTGAGATTAATGTCTGGCAACAGAATGTTATGAAAAGTTTCTTTAAATGGAATGGTCTACAAGGTTGGACTAATTACACTCGTGCTGTTAGGGCTGCACTCGCTGCTGATTTTATAAATGATAAGCTAAAGATTATAGCTGATTATTCTTATTTAATTCAACAAGATAACATAACAGCTGGGAAACCTGATGCTCATGATATTACTCTTGCAGTTAAAGAGGAGATTGTTACTTCAGATAATAGAGCATTTAGTAACTTAAATAAAGAAGAGTTAGATATTGTTAATAAAGAAGTTAGTCAAGCTAAAGAATACTTACGTAACTTAGGACTAGATGTTGAAACATTTGTAGACTTTTATATGAGGTATCAACTTAATATAGAAGCAAGAAATCGTGCTGAGTATAAAATAATAGCTGATCCAAAATCAACTAGAAAACAAATTGCAGAAGCACAGAGAGCAATTATAGATAGGAATGCATCATCAAGTAAAACAACTGATATACTTGTTGATCCTTCTGATGATTTATATTTCTTAACTGCTGATGAATTAGAGTTTAGAGATAGTCAATTACGAGAAGCAGTCTTTAACTTTGTTAATGAAGCTGTTGCATTACCTATGGCATTTAATAGACCTTTGATTTATCAAGATCCTAGGTTTGCTTTGTTCACACAGTTTCAAGGTTTCATGGCTACGTTTACAGCCAACCACCTAAAACGAATGTGGGATGAGGGTGTTGTTAGAGGATCTCCAAGTATGAGATATAGTACATTCATTACTGTAGGTACTATGATTATGTTAGGATTTGCATCACAAGCTTTAAAAGATTGGATAAAATATGAAGATGGTGAGAATGAATATTTAGATAACGCTCAGTACATACAACGTGGTATAAGATCATCTGGATTGTTAGGTACTTATGAACGTGTCATAGATCAATTCATGCCTCTATATCCTCAAGGTAAAAGTGGAGATACAACAATCGGAAGTTGGTTATTAAGTTCAGCTGCTACTGAGTCTCCGGGTATTAGTAATTTAAAAAGATTAATAACTGGTACAGCAGATATCGCTAAAGGTGATATTCAAAAAGGAACTAAAAAATATTTTCAAGCAGCACCTATAGTAGGGTCAGTCAACAGAATAACTGATGACTTATCACAAGGTATTTCTAATTATATAGGACCATCAAGGATTTAAGGAGTTAATTATGGTAGCAAAGGCTAGAGTTAGTACAGGTACATCGGGAATATTTTCTGGTATAGACCCTTTGAGAAGACTAGAAGAGGAACGCGAAGCGAAACTTGCAGATGGTACTCTTGTTAATGAAGGAAGTTGGTTAGATTTAATGCGAAATCCTTCTATTTCTTTCAGACAACCTAAACAAGAAGAAGCTACAGAAGTTATTGACACTTTGGCAAGAGGCGAAGGGATGGACCCTATTCCTATTGAGGAGGGGTCTGGTCCTTTACAAGGTGCGAATGTTGTTGAGCTTATTAATATGGCTAATCAAGCTACTCAAGAACAGAGAATGTTAGAAGATAGACCTACAATATCAGAAAACTATGAACAGTTACAAGAAGGAGGACCATCTACATTTTTAGATGACTCTTCTAAGGAAGCTGTAACTTCTTTTACAAGACCTTCAGATACTTTTCAACCAATTAATAGTGAAGAGTTTATGACAAGGATGGATAGCGTAGTAGCTTTTGTAAACGATGGTAAAAATTTAGCTAAACAATCATCAACAGTTACAGGTTTATCTTACCCAAGTGAAGTGACAGTTAATCCTAGGATTAGAGGTGTTAAGACTATACCTGTAAAGGAAGCAACTCCTGAAGAGATTGGGCAAAGCATTAGAGATAGTTATAAACAAAAAGGTACTACACCGGGATCTCTAAGATCTGCATTACATTCATTAGATGCTGTAAAGTCTATTGACTTAGGTCATACAATAAAACGATTTTCATATAAAGCTACACCTGATGGTAGAGTATTAGACACTAAAGAAGGTAATAAGATAGAAGGACCAGACGTTGAAGTAAGTTCTATTGTTCCTAATAATAAATTTTTACAGATTTCTAGTGTATTTGCAGAAGATTATTTTGCTGGTACTGTAAACTCAGATGCTTCAACTGCAACTGAGACATCAAAGTCTGGTAAACCCTTACCAAAAGTATCTAAAAGTCAATCAAGTGAAGTTCTTGGTAGACAAATAATAGAAGAGTATAGAAAATCTACGAATCAAAATACAGAAGATGATATTATTTCAGCAGAAGCTGTAGCTGTAGGAGACTTTGCAAAAACTATATACCAAATAACACACCCTAATTTAGTAAAAAGAACTGAAGGTAATAATAAGGGAGTAGAAACAACATATCAGTTAACACCTGAAGGACAGCACAAATTAAATAACCAAGCTACTTCAGTATTCAGACGTAGACTAATTGGTGGCTATTCTGCTAGACCTAGAAGAGATAGAATAGTAGAGTCTATGGATGTTAATAAAACCAGAGGGAAGAGAAAAGGTCAAAGGTTTTCTAAAAGATCTAATGAAGCATTAAACTATTTTAATAATGTTCCTGTGGTTGTAGATAAAAGAAGATTAAGTTTATTTATACAAACAGCTCTTCCATTTTTTAAAAGTAAACCAGAGCTAAAAAATTATATAGAAACTTATTTATTTACAGCAAATAAAAACCCTCAAGATTTATGGAAGTTAGATGCTTTAGGTCTTGGATCTAGTAAAGTAGCTGATATTGAATTATCTATTAAGCAAACACAAGATATAAATAAATCTAGAATAAGTTTAGGATTACCTGCACACCCTGTTAGTACTCTTGAGAAAGAGTATGATAAGGCTGCACTAGAAGTATTAGAAACATTGAAAGTATTAGTTATGGAAAGTGATGGAATTAGATATTTTAATCATGCAAGACAAGGATACTCTGGAAGAATAGATGTTACTGAAAGATACTTTAATTATCAATCTAGTAAAATAGTAAGAGCTGTTATAAGAAGTCCTAATAGATACGAAGTTAGGAAGGGTAGTAGAGCTGAAGGAAACCTTAGACAATTATATGCTATGATCTTAACAGATACTGACGTTACTACATTAGATGATGTGATAGAAGTGTCTAATAACCTTCCTATTACTGGTAAAGAAGATACTAAAAAAGTTACAGGAGCAGAAGCTCTTCCTATGGTAAGAGAGATGTTGTTAAACAAACACTCTGAGAAACTAGAAGGATGGGGAGATAGATTAAAAGCTGCATATAATGTAAGTCCTGAAGGTATGGTTTCTAATGTTGACAATGTAACAAATGAAATACTGAAAGAAAATGCTGATGCAAATACTGTATTTAATCGTCCTACATTTCCAGAAATATTACCTGTTCAATTAGATCCAGAAGCAGATGCTGACTTGATACAAGCAATATCTTCTCAAGGTATGGATGGTTTGTTATTCATTGAAGGATTAATAGAGTATTCTGATTATGCTAAATGGAAAAGATCTGATTCTAATAGACCTTTTTATGGTAAGTTTAATGGACATGTAGATGGTAAAACAAGTGGTGCAGCTATCTTAACTTTACTACTTGGTAATTTAAACATGAGCTATTTAGTAGGTATAAATAGAAAAGGTATTGAAACTCTAACTGATAAGGGTGATGTAAGAGATCAGATGCAACATATTTTGTATCAAAATCTAGAGACTAATCCTGTAGACTCGTGGTCAGAGGTTGCTGGTTTTAATGAGCTTACAGGTGGTAATACAAATATGGCTACTGTAGATTTAGTTAAATCTGTTGCTCTTGAAGTATTTAAAAGTAGAGAGTTACATAAACATACTATTATGACAACACCATATGGTAAAGAGTTTGCTTCATTTAGAGGTGATGTAAAGAAAACTATTGAATCTATATACCAAGAAAAATCAACTAAAGGATTAAATTCTGCTGATGATATGTTCATGGATGCATATGAAAGACTTGATGCTAGTAAGAACTTAGATCAAACTTCTAATGTTATACATGAGAATTATGTTAAAGCATTGAATGAAGTATTAAGTGACTTTATGTTAGAATATAAAAGTATAACTAGATCGTTTACAAAACTAAGTCAGGCTATGAATACACCTGTATCTATTAAGTCAATGACAGGTACAGATTTAATTGTGTCTACAAAAAGTTCAGGAGGATACAAAGAATCTGATGCTCCCAGAGCATATAAAATAGCTGGTAGAAATTACTCAATACCTTTTTATAAAACGATTGAAGACATGAGTGCTACACCTAATAATATTAATGAATTCACTAAAGAGAATGAAGGTTATTCAGGAGGTGATGAGTTTAGTTCTGCTGTGGCGATGTTAGTTCATGGTGTTGATGCTGATATAATTGTAAAGACAGCATCAGGTAACTCTTTAAAAAGATTGAAGCAAGCTGTTGGTGAAGACCCAGAAGGTCTGTCAAACTCTTTCTTCTTACCAATCTTTGATGCAGCTATGGTTGATATAGGGTCTTATGATACAGTTGTAAGAGAACTAAATAGAAACTTTGATAGTGCATTAAATTATAATCCATTTGATCAAATGAGAAAAGGGTTAGAAAAATCATTTAATAATTATATTAAATCTTTAAATGAAACAAAACCTGATATTAATACTGCACAAGATGCTGCAGTAGATATGACTTCTGAAAGACCAGACACTGATTTACTATCTGATAGAGAGAAAGCATTTATTGTAGACTTGGTTTCTTTTAACAGTAAACTTCAAGAAAAAGGTATTGATGAAGAGCTTAAGGAAAGATCTATTAAAGAGGAAAAACATAGATCAGTTTTAATAAGAGAGATGGTTCCTGCACATCGTTCTTCAAAGTTCGATGGGTTATCTGTTTTAGAATTAACTCACGATGCAGAATATTTTACAGCTTTACCATTGAATAAAACACACATTAAAATATCTTCAAAACAAGATCATGCATTTGAAGACTTAAAGAAATTTTTAGAAAGATATAATTTTGATGTGATGGATGGTAATGTAAATTTAAATTACGATACTTCTACAGAAGTAATAGAGCCTGAACAATTAACTTATGACGAAACTATAGCTAGATTAGATGTTGCATTCTTAAAAGGATTTTTAACACGTTATAGAAATTATTTATTTGGTGATAAACATTTCTCTAGACTTCATAGTTTTGCTAATATGACTGAAGAAAATAGAAAAAAAAAGACCCCACTAAGAGTCCAATTAAGGATTCCTAGTGGGGTTTTTTATTTACTTTTTATTTGGTAGTAAACCTTTCTTAGCTAAGAGTATATTGATATCTCTCTTAGCATTTGTTCTTAACTCATTAGCTCTTTGTTCTCCTACTCCATCAGATATGTTTTCATTATAAACTAAATCTAACATAGCGTCATTAATCTTAGGTGTGTTTGCTAATTCAGGATCTAGATTATACATTTCTACATATTCTTTATCCTTTATATCAGCACCCCTTAGTGCTAATACATTATATTCTATTGCCATAAGTTCCTCCTATGCAAAGAAATAGTCAGACTCTTGTATGCTGTTAACATCTAGTTTGCCTAACTGTGGTTGTTGTATATCTAGATCCTCATGATCTTCAGATATTAGCTCTTGTTCAAGCCAGTTGTAAAAGTTTTCTACATCATACATGTCTATAAACACTCTCTTAGTTATACCAAGAAGGTGTTCTACATCACATGCATGGGTAGAGAAGCTATCATGTACTGCACCAAACTCTCCATTCCATTGGTCTACTACGAGAGCCATATGACTTGCGTCGAGTGAGTGTATTACATTAGGTGATATCCCACACAAGAAACCTTGTATGTCAGGATAGTCAGTCGCTGCTTGAGCAACATGATTTATTCCTTGGTGTCCACCATTAGCTTTCTTAAACCCTGCTATAGTACCTCTACCTTTCTTACGTTCCATTCTAAACTTTGTGTACTCTACATCAAAGCCAGAAGGGGTTGTCCATTTGATTCTATCTGCACCATTACCATGTACAAGGATTGATTTGTATTTAGATGTGAACTTCACAAGTCTATCTAGCTCCTCAATCTCCTCATCAGTAATGTCTTTTGTTTTAAACAGTTCTGATCTTCTCTTAACAGCTTCCTTGTATTCTTCTCCTGCTAGTTCTCCATCCTTGAAGGTAACTCATAGTTTGTAGGGGTCCGGGACATACATTATTGATTGCTTTAATTAGTATCTTAGCAAACTTATTGCAGTCGTCCTGAGTAATCCCATACTCTGTATGATAGTCTTCAGCTTTACAATCGAAGAACATATTCTCAGCTATCTTCTTAGCACCTGCTGAGTATGCACGAGTCATACTACCACGCTTAGTAATACCTTTACGTATACTTTTCATGGGCATACGACTGAGTATATCAACTAACCTCTCGTCTTCTGTGAGATTAATTAGTTCTTTTGCAGTTTGTACATAGAAGTCTTTTTGTATCTCACTAGGTACAAGACCTACAAGATTTCCTGTTTGGGTGTCTTTAGATATTGCACCTAAGTGCTGCCATCCATTGTTAGATCCATCGATAGGGATTGGAAGGTGAGACATGTAAATTCTTTTATCCTTTACAGCCTTGTGGTAATCTGACCACTCAATACAACAAGCTAAGAATGTAACTATCTTTTCTGCTGTTGTATCTATCTCTCCATTTATTCCCAAGTCTATGATGGCATCCATATTTTCATTTACCCATTGAACTCTATCATCTAGTGTCATCTTGTCTACTGATATATTATCTAGACCTTCTTCTTCTAGGTATGATTTGTAGTCTGCTTCACACCACTCTGGTATCTCATCGATTCCATAGCTTGCGTTAAAGCTTGTAGCTGTATGTACTGCTAACCAATACAGACCACCTTGTGTCATAGGTTTAGCTCTTGCGAACTTCAACATGCCACGAGAGATGTCTGATCCCTGATAGTTTAGGAATGGTTCTTTGTAGTACAACCGACCTCTATAGTCAGCGTCGATATACTGATAGAATACATCTTCATCTTTCAGTATGTTTGCTTTAGCTATAATAAAGCTCCACTCTAGAGCTTGGCTTCTACGTTTGAGTTCTTTTGCATCATTATCTTCAAATGGTATTGAACTAGAGAACACTTCTTTATTCTTCTCTATAACTTCTAATACTCTTCTGTTAATTCTCCATCCAGAATTTTGTAGTTTATTAATAGCTTTTATGTATGGTCTATCTAATTCTAAATAATCTTTACCAGTCTTCCCTTTTATTACAGGGAACTGCATTGATCCAATCTTCTGCATCATGCTGTTGATAGATCTTGGAGGTACTACAGATGTATGTATTAGGTTTATCCTAGAGAATATTCCGGGTATGTCTGCTAGTTCTACCCACCGAGCAGTCGCAGATATTATATAACTAGTATTCCTAGTCTTGGGGTAATAAATATCTACGAAGCTACAGTTATAGAAACCTTCTACAAATAGGTCACCCAATCTTATTTGATTGAGCCAAGTAAGTTCTCTACCCAGAGATCTACTTACTTCTCTACCTATCTTAGAAGATACGTTAGTTAGGTTGGCTGTACCTACAGGATTAGAACTACTACTAGTTGTGAAGAGTATCTGTATCATCTGTAAGGATGATTTAACATACTCATACATGTTATCTTCGTAGTTCTTATCATACTGCAGGATTACAGCTCCAGTATTTGCTTTAGGGTTTTTACTATTTACAGTTCTAACTTTATTAATAAGGTATTCTGTGACCTCTAATAAAGGCTGCATATATTATTCTCCTATTACTTTAGGTGTAAATTGAAAACCTCCAGAAGTTGAGTTTAGTCTTCCTGTTGATCTATCATACAAAGCTGATCCAGCATTACCTGTAAGACCTGTAAATCTAGACTTGAGTACTCTAAACTGTATTATGTTACGTTCAGTTTCATCTTCTGCTATTAAGTTTCTAGCAAAGCTGATGATGTCAAACGAGATGTACCAAGTACTTACAACCCATCAATGCCATGTACTCGATCTTCTCAATAAGACTGGAGTCGCTTACAGACCCTGCATGATCTAACAGTATCAATCTTTCATCACCAAAGACTTTCTCAAATGCATTTCTAGTTTCTATTTCGTTTACCATGTCAGGATTGTACACTGACTTACGTAACTGCATTGATATAAACTTCTCGGCTGTATCACCTACAGATTCTTCGAGAGATATAAGACCTATCTTATCTGTAGTTTTGTTTAGTAGATCGAGTATGATCTCTTTGATTACAGTACTCTTACCACTGCCAGTACCACTAGTGAATAGTGTTATCTCACCATGTCTAATACCTTTTAGTTTATCATTAAGACCTGATAGACATGTTGGGTATGGTACAGATTCTACAAGTTGTCTCTCTTTAAACTGACCCCAGATCTGTTCACCTACAACTATTCCTGCAGGTGACCAAGGTTGTGCATCCCAAATACATTTTTGCAATGCTTCTGCACCCATTTCCCTTAAGACGTCACAGGCGTCCTTCTTAGGTAGGGAAGCGACCTTTACCTTACCCACCCCTATCATTTTAGCTACAGCCGCTGTACAGGCTTCTCCTGCCTCGTCCTGATCAAATGCTAGGATTACAGTTTCAAACTTATTAATCCAATCTCTTTGCTCAAGTACTACTTTTGTAGCAGACGCAGAGGGTACAGAGACACAAGCATAGAATCTTTTGTATCTTTTGTAGAACGCTTCAGCAACTGCTATAGCATCTAACTCTCCCTCAGTTATAACTAACATCTTATTACCAAGAGATACATTCTGACCAAACAGTTCTACGTTTGAAAAGTTACCATGTATTCTAAAATCTTTTGGTAATATTCTTTCTTTATAAGCTACTATTTCTCCCTTCTTTGTATAAGGGTAGTAGTGTGACCCCGGATTTCCATCAGGAGTTGTTGACATTTTAACACCGAAGTGATCTATTACTTCCTGAGATAGACCACGACTAGATACAGGGTAACTAGCGTAACTAGAAATGTTGGTGATGACATCAGTATTTGTATAGGTGATTGGTTCATTCCTTTCCTCGGTTAATTTCTTTGATCTGTTGCAACTAAAACAAGTTCCAACTCCATCATCGTAGGATGCAAACGCATCTGATGAGCCACAAAATTCACATGGAGATTACTCTTCTTGTTCTTGCTCTTTATAAACTCTGACTCGAATATATTCTTCTCCTTTTGGGATGATTCGTTTTCTGAGTTTGATTTTGTATACTTTGTTATCATTGAAGTCCTCAAATATTCCTTGATATGTATCTAATATTGGTTTAATTATATTGTCGAGATCAGCTCCTCTGTTTGAGAAGCCACCCTCAACCTCGAATGTTACTTGGTTAATTCCGAAAGGCCACTCTACGTCCTTAAGGAACTCACTGATATCCTCTTGGTACTTAACATACTCAGGACTCTTGAAGGATCTCTTCCCTCTTTTATCTTGAATAGATGACTTAACATCTTCATATTCCTCCCATGTTTTAAGCATTGATAGCAGTCTTAAAGATATCTGAGGATCACCTGCGTTGTTGTCAGCCCATGCTTTCTTTACATGTCTCCACATCTTATCAGTTGCTATACCTTCTAAAAGTTTCTCAGCTTTCTTAGGACCAATACCTTTTATACCCGGAATATTATCTGCACGATCACCAGTTAAACATTGTATCATTAAAAGTTTATGTGCTTCATCATCATCTATAAACTTATAAGTATATTTATTAAAGTTGTAATGATGACCCGGAATTTGTAACAGATCTTTATCGATACCTACTACTACATATGGTATCTCCATTTCACGAGCTTCATAAGCCCATATGGATACTAAGTCATCTGCTTCCATACCATTGGCTTGCACTGCTTCGTACTTATCTATCATATGTTTGTAACCATGACCTAAAGCATCTTTTAGTTTTTGATCTAGCTCTGGTCTATTACTTTTGTACTCTTCATAGATTTCATTTCTAAAATTATTAAATCCTTTTACAGCAACTTTCATTCCAGAAATAAAGAACTTAGATTTTATCTCTAGCATTAGGTTATCTATTATTTTACTTATCTCTTTCTTCTTCTTAGTCCTACATGCTGCTTTAAAGTATATTGAATCAGCATCTACGAGAAGACAAGCTCTTTGCTTCTCGACTATATTATCTTGCATACTTACAGTTCTTACATAGCACTCTACATTTAGAGAGTTCTTTCTTTACTGTAGTCCATCTCTTAGATGAGATAGTTCTACCCTCACTGACAGTGAACGCTTTCTTTCCGGGTTCTATATGGTCAAGGTCAAGGGCTACACCATTAGCATTGTAGCCACAGTTTTCACAACCCTTAATCCTTTTCCATCTATGTATTATATCTTTACGATATCTTTCCCTTCGGTACTCCTTTACTCGCCATTAGTGTACATCTGCGTAGCTTGTGCCGATTATGTAATCACCACCATCCATACATTCAACACCAAACTTCTTAGGTGCTTCTCTGAAAGACTCCTGTAGTATCTCACCGACACGATCAGCATCTTTCTTTGAAGATACATATGCAATCTCGTCATGGTAAAATAGTCTAGGTTCAGCTTCTAGCTTCTCTTCTTTAATCTTTCTCATAGAGTAAGACAAGGCAGCTTTACACGTAATACCTTCAGTAGTTTGTAGTAAGTAATTTAGGCACTGATGCTCTGTTGTAGGGAACACAGGTCTACCATCCAGTGCAGGAAACCATCCAGCTCCTTGACTATGATATGTAGAGTTCCATGTCTTACTAGCTCTAGATTCTTTTCCAATCTTTGCATTCGTTTTACCAGTAAGTACCTGACCAAGCTTGCCATCACCAGCACCGAAAAGATAAGCATAAAGATAATTCTTGGCGATACTCCTTGAGCATCCAAGAGCGTCAGCGTTTCTCTGGTGTTGATCTCCATAGCAGACCTCGTGAGTGAAATTATCATTACCGACGTAATGACACAACCCACGTAACTGATTGCCAGAACTATCAGCACCCACAACAACCATGTCATCATCTGCGATAAATAATTCACGAAGCTCTTTACCCCAAGGTGCATTAACGCTAGGTAAGTTAACGATGACTTCGTGTCTTGCTCTGAATGTTGGTGTTCCGATGACCCACATGTTCCCATGAATACGTCCTTCCTTTACTTGCTCTAGCCATCCTCGTATAACCGATGAACGATTTCTTAAGGTATAGTACTCGTCAATCATTTCACCTACTTCACCAAGCTTTAGAAGCGATGTGGTGGTAAGTTTAGGTGTAGTAGTTACCCAAGTACCATCTGGTAGTCTTTTCTTTACAAACTCGTCAGGTTTCCAACCTTTCTTCGTTAGAAGCCACTCTTTTACTAGGTCCAGTTGACCCAGTGTTACACCATTTACAGTGAACCTTTGGAACTCTGTACCTGCTTCCATGACATGAGTATCCTCACATTTTACTTCATAGCCAAAGTACTCAGATAGTATTCTTGCAGTTACAATAGTATAATCACCATTCTTTTTGTACTTAGGTGTCTTAGGTGTTTTATCTATGTAATGTTTGTACTCACCCATCTCAGGTTCGATGATACTACATATAGTATCCATCTTATCTTCCATTGTTTTGAGGTTCTTGTGAGCTAGTTCTACATCAAATTTCCAACCCTTTTCTCTTGCAAGTACATTGAATTTTGCTGAGTCATGTTCTACTTTTAGACCTTCGCTTATCAAAGGATAGTTATCTTTTATATCTTTGAATTCTTCTAGTAGTTTATTGTATACATCAACATTCAACTTAACATCTTGAACACAGTATCTAAGCATCTCTCTACTGTAGGCACTCCAATCATCGTAATGGATTTTAGAGTTGTTTAGGTGTTCTCCCCATCCTGCAAGACCTTGCTTGTGGGTTCGTCTGTATCGTAGGACTTGTGACATGATCCATGTGTCGTAACATTTCTTTGAGTTAAGATCGGTTCCATAGAGTTTATCGACTTGTACGTTGTCAAATCCGATGATGTTATGCCCGATAAGTACTTGGGCGTTACTGAGAAGCGATACCCCATCTTTGATAGGAGGGAGTTTATCGTCGTAGTCAGAGTATTTATATACATTCCCTGTCTCCATGTTTTGTGCTACTAAGCACCATATTACAGTTGCGTCAAATCCATCTGTTTCTATGTCATAACATAGTTTCATATTATTCACTTTCTTTGTTTGTACACTTTGGACAAATTCTACCTTTGTCAAAGCTCATTCTGTTATATTTTATTTTGCATCTAGTGCATGTGTACTCGGATTGAATCTTTTGAGCTATGAAATCCCAATAGCCTAAACCATCTAAGTCTTTATCATATGTCATTTGCTTCTTTACCTTCGAGTTGATTGATACGCATTTCAGCATATCGTATGACTTTTCGTAAGTCTGTTATCTCTGATGTTATTTCATCTTGACCATCATACAATTTGAAACCAGCTCTCATAGCGTATTTTACAATATTACCACGCCAGAACTCTGCACCATTTTGCATAATGAAAACAATAGGTTCTATAGCCCATCTCGTATAGTGGTTTGGTCTTTCTACAACATCTTGTGTCATAACATATCCTTTCTTTTTCTAATTTCTATATACCCCTTAAAGAGAATACTCTCTAATATCACGCAAAGCCAAGAGGAGTTAACATGGCTCATAAAATACATCCAAATAGTTTAAAGAACCTCAAGCCATTGCTCACTTCTGAGAATGCTAGAGAGTACCAGTTAAAAGCAGCTGCAAGTCGTAAGGCAAATAATCTTGCAAGAGAACAGTTGAAATTAACAGTTAAACAATTTAAGGAATTCAAAGACTCGTTTGAAGAGAATCCTGTAGGTGCAATAGATATTCTTCGTATACTAATGGTTAAAGCATTAGATGAAGATGATCTAGTACAAGCTGCAGACCTTGCGAAGTCTCTTGCAGAGTTTGAATCGCCTAAATTGTCTAGGATTGATCAGACAAACACAGAAGTATCTGTAGATGAACTGTCTGATGAAGAGTTGAATAGAATGTTGAAGGAAGCATCTAGTAACATTCCACAATAAACGTGGCGCGAAGCGACACGCACAAATGCGATGTCGGGTAATGCGTTTTTTTATTTTAACATAAGTTATCTATGTCATCTAACAATAGTTTACCTATTTCAGATTCTTCTCCGAATTGACTTTTGATATAATCTAAGACAAGGTATTTGAATTCATTCCAACCAGTATTAAACTCATGATGTTTTAGTTCATCAATTTCAATTGCAAGTTTATCTAGATTAACCATTAGCATCCTCCATAGATTCTAGTTCTGAACCGATAGCCCATAGGTTTTTAACATGCCAATGAGCTGATTCTAATTCTTTGAGATCACTTAACCATAAATCATTACAATCTTGTATTGTAAATAGAGCATTCTCTACAACGTTATATAACTTTAGGATAGCATCTCTTTCTTCTGGATTAAGTTTATTGAAGTTATCCCATTTCATTTGTTTTATGGTATTTCGTTTATTTATATTTTCTTTACTTAAGTAATTGAAAGTCATTAGTCTATCCATTCTATTAAGCTGATACATTCTTGAAGAGTGTCATATTCTTTTACATCTCTTTTGTAATAGTTTTCTTGATCTTTTAACATACTGATTACGTCTTTTTTGAAATCATCACGACCATCTAAGAAACCACTCTCATAAGATTCTGACATTGCTTCATGTCTTTCTAGTTGGTATAGCATTCTTATCCCTTTCTTTAGGTAGTTTGGTTACATTGTCAGACCAATCGTCTGTTGGATCATCTGGAACTTCGGGTTCTTTCTTTACACTCATATTGCACCTCTCGGTTAGTTAGGAGTGTCCTCGTTTATTTTAAATGTTACTGTAATGTATTCATCTTCATCTATTGATTCAAATTTGTGTGTAGGGCATGTATGTATCCATTCCCAAAATTCTTCACGATTCATTTGTAGTCTCCTCTACACCTAAGATCAATGATGCTATGTTAGCTACTTTTACAGTACCTCTTTTTGCTGCACCTTCCATATCTAATACTAGGAAATCTAATGGGCATGTTCTTAACCATAGATATAATTCTTTTGCATTCTCTTGTGCATCATATTTCATTGATCTTCTTTCATTGGTTCTATGACAAGTACTTCTTCTTCTACAGTTTCTGACCAATCTTCTGGTGCAATTTGGAAAGCCATACGTGCAAGTGCGTCTGCTACGTCATAGTCATTATCCATATCTTCATCAACTTGTAGTTGGAACTCGTATTTGCCACTGGGTTTACGATATACTTCTACAGAAAAGAACCATTCTGGTTCAGGTTCTTTACGTTTTCTAGCAGGGAAGTCTATGATGTTCTCATCATCTACATAACCATTATTTTCTGGTTTGTTTGGATAGCTCATT